CGCCCTGTCGGCGCCCGCCTCGTAACTGACAGCATCTTGCTGTTCCGACCAACATATGGAAACGCTAACGTCGAGGTCTTTTTATTCCTCATCTGCTAAAGTACCTGTTATCGTCATTCGAAATGATGACGCGCAGGTACTGCAGGTGGTTGACTACCTCCGGACCCCTTATCGGGTCCTTTCGGAGAGTTATACTCCTAACAGTGATACTGCTAGGAGGCGAATCGAGCGTGATCTGGATATACCAGTCACGCGCGAGCTTCAGGTCGATATAGATCGCAAGAAGCTGAACGGACTGTCGGTGTGGAAACCCTTCCAGCATTCTAAACGCTGGTGGGATAGTTCTGCAGCGACAAGTAAGAAGCTCACCCGACTCCAAGGATCGATGTCCCCAAGTAATTATGGGGCATCGGTTTTTATGGAGCGGGAGAGTGATATTACACTCGATGGAGTGTTTGGCGAGGATGCAGAACCAACTGTGGATCTGCCTGTTTGGTTTGACCCTGATAGTGATACGGAGGAATGGATTACTCCCCCGTCTGAGCTTGATTCTTTGATCACTCGATCTCTTTCGAGACTAGTGCCCAAAGTTAAAAATCAAGTTCAGCTCCTTAATACTCTCTATGAGTTAAAGGATGTCAAGTCACTGGGTCATACCATAGCTCGAATCAAGGAACTTGGCCGCGCCCTTAAATCAAAGGGTGTGGTTGGGAGCCTTCGAGCTATCGCCGTTAGTGGTGCTGATATATTCCTCCAAATGAGGTTTAATATCAATCCACTAATCAGAGACATTGAGGGCATTTATCACGCCCTCGTCGACTCATTAGGCCCTTTAAGGCGCATGATGCAGTTCGATGGGACTCCCCAGACGACGCGGTTTCGTTGTTTGGTTGATGAAGATGACGAATTGATCAACGATCAATTGAGCGGTTACTTCAATGGTGTATTTGACCCTGACCTGTTTTATTATGAACAGGCTGAAGTCAGATTGCCGTCGGGTGTTAATCGTTTCTTTAGTGTGAATCGTGAAGTCTATACGTCTCCGAGTCACTTCTATGCGCAGATGCGGTTCGTCGCGAGATGGACCGAATCACAGCATCGGTATGCCGAGCAGTTAGCACTCATTGATGCCTTGGGTCTTAGTTTTAACCCTAAGCATGTTTGGGATGCTATACCTTGGAGCTTTGTAATCGATTGGGTCTTCAAAGTTGGAGACTTCCTCGACCAATTCTCTAAGGGTGCGCTAGAACCAGTGTTGGATGTGTTGGACTACTCGTGGACTATCAGGCGGGAGCGCTCCGTGAAGTTAGCCTTGGTCATCGACCAAGACACACTTCCTCCGGGGTCGCCCCTACTTCCTGAAAGCTACGTAGTGGAATACCCAACGTTTTGGGAAACGGCTTATCGCCGCCAGCCCGTGCCGTTGAGTAGTCTTAAAAGCACTCTAGTCTTGAGTGGAATCAGCTCAACTGAGCTGACTCTAGCTGCTGCTCTCTTGGTAACAAGGAAGCGGAAGCTACGCAAACCAAAAACCGAGTCTAAGCGGCGCGGACGGATTAAAACACGTCTACGTCGTCAAAACTCACCCCTCCATCGTGTCATTAGCAAATAGCTTAATAACGAACGAGATCAAGAACTCAGCAGGTACCGAGGTTGAATTCGGACGCCTGAGCACTGGTCCTGAGCGGAGTACTATCTTTGCCGCTGTGGCAGAGACTCCTGCTCTCCTTCACCGTCTCTCGATTTCCCATCAAGAGATTGGTTCAGGATTGAACCGACGTCGCAGATCCAAGGTTCGATTCGACAAGACTGTCGTTTCGACTGTGGACCTTGTGACACCGGTTACGACTTCGTTCTATACTGTGGGCGACATCCCCGTAGGGGCGCTTGCAGCAATAACGGAGCCGACCCATGTCCTCGCAGAGTTGATGTCGTTTCTCGCCTCTTTAGGGGCGACGACTACGATACTCTACGACGGCACGGGCAACGGGGCTAGTGTCCTACTCAATGGCGGCCTTTGAAAGCCGCCAGGGGTAGGAAGTTCTCGAGTAGGGACTGGAGGGTGGGCACACTTGCCCTTTCCTTTGGTTTTCTGCTCGGGTGCGCGAAGGCAGTTGACGTGGAGAAACTCTATGAGTTTCTTCGCGTTCTTCTGCTATAGGTCTTTGGCGCGTGCAGCGTTGCACCGGAGTTCCGGGGCTGCGTTGTACTAAACAAGCGTTAAAGTCCGACCCACTCACCTATTTCGAAAGAACTTCCCTCGGATGAACCCGTGGCTAGCGACATCTTTTGCGCGTTTCTTTGCAGGAAATTTTTATCTGCGTAGAACGTGCGATATGTTGCATAGCCCGGCTCTATTCCGGAGGGAGGGGTGAGAAAGTCAGGGACCTGTTCGAGTAATGGAGTGCAAGGACTTGCGAGTGTGATAGGGGTCAGAGATGGCCCCCATTTCACACCGTTGGGTATACTTGCCTCCCACTCGGGGAGTTTCCTTGACATGTTGGTTCGCGCATCTGACAATTGGGGATCGTTGTAGTTGTAGTGGCACGTGCTAGGATGCAGCACCATATAAATGGCCTACAGTAATAGCCTAGATGAGGGAAACCTCATCGCCACACTTCTGCACGACGTCAAATCGGCGCATGTAGATGTGTTCAGTCACAATAGTCTGGACGAGACCCTTAAAACGGTCAAAGCCAGATTATCTAACGAGGGTACTTCTTTTCTTACGAAGACCCTCCCGAAACTAGGCAAGGTGCTCGATAGAGCCCTTGTCACGCAGACATTTCCGAACAGCTGTTCGGAGCTTCGTCTTTCGACGTTGCCCGGCAGCCCACTTCCCGACTTGTTCGGGAGTTTGTTTTTGGGAGTGTTTGATTTGGACGGGAGGTTGCTTACCTCACCGTGCGCCAAGTCCGTGCGTGCACTAAGGCAGTTAACGTATTGTTTTTATAAATACGAGCTGCCGTACACGACAGACCAGGAACAGGAGGTCATCTCTCAGTTCGAAAGGACTGAAGATGACTTAACCACATCTGATGTTTTTCTGCGAGAAATCGCAGACGAACTTCGGAATCTGCCCCCAACTACACCTCGTACAAATTGTACGATGTTGGGGATAGCACGCGAAGCTCGAATACTCCTCCAAAAGGTGTTTTCGCGTTTCGATCCACTAGATATTGTACCATGTCATGGCCCCGGAGTCGTTGCTACCAAGCAACAGCTCTGGTCCAAGTACGAATGGAATAATATATCGAAGCGGATTACTGACATGTACCCGTGGGATGCCTATTTTACGGCGTCTCCCTCTGCGGTATGTGATCTGTATCGGGATGCGGTTAGCATCACCGACGTTGAGTCATCAGCACGAGTTTTGCTCGTGCCGAAGGATTCACGCGGCCCTAGGTTAATCTCTTGTGAGCCCGTTGATTTTCAATGGGTTCAGGGAGGTTTGCGCAAGGCTATTGTGGATCACGTGGAGAGACACTTCCTCACCCGAGGGAGGGTCAACTTCACGAATCAAGAGCCGAACCGTCGAGCTGCCCTAACGGGTAGTATAGATGGTTCGATATCGACGCTGGATCTTAAAGAAGCCAGCGATCGAGTGTCTCTTGATTTGGTTCGCCTACTCTTCCCGAGTCACATATGTGAGTATCTGGAGTGTTGTAGGAGTTTGTCGA